CGGTGCGGACCTTGAGGTGAAGATCCAGGCTGGGGGCGGGTTCGCTCATCGCGTGTATCCTTTGATCCTTGTTCCATTGGTTGGCTGCTTTGGGCGCTGCCAGTGGAAGTAATGATGTTCCCGTTCGGGAACACTTGTCAATACCCGGCCGGGAACAAAATGACTGACGGAAAATCAGAGAACGACAGCCGACGCGATACTGGCGAAAGGCTTAGGTTGATCCGGGGCGATAGAAGCCAGAAGGACTTCGCTGAGCTGCTCGGCATCGGGCGAACCACGCTCATCCGGTACGAGGCGGGAACACGTCCAATCGACGTCGAACTGCTCGTTAAATTGAATCTGCTATTCGGCACTCAGCCGCTCTGGCTTCTCACCGGCATGGGCACGTCAGGAGAAGGGGTGCAGTTGACAAGCCGCGAGGCGATGCTGCTGAGCAACTATCGGAACAGTCCTGAAGACGCGAAGGTGGCTCTCGAAAAAACGAGCGCTGCGTTTTCTCAATCGAAACCGGAACTCAAAACGAGAAAGCACGACTCGTCAGAGTGATGTGGCGTAAGAGCAAATCAACTAGGGGGGGAATATGAAGTGGAAAGTAGTCGCGATTGCTGGGGCATTGCTGGTGACATCCGTCAGCGGCTGTGCCACCAAACGCTATGGCCGGTTGCAGCCGCTCACTGGCTACGAGACGCTGAACTACTCCTGTGAGCAGATTCGGATTGAACTGTCCAAAGTTGACGCCTTTGATCGGCAAGTAGAGCAGCAGGCGAAGTTCAGTGGCATGTCCGTTGCGAGCTTTCTGGGGGACTTTGGGATTGGGAATGTCATGGAACGAAATGAAGCCAAGAGGACATCGATAGAGCGGCGATCTCAGCTGCAAAGTGCCTTCGCCGCCAAGCGGTGCGGAGATGTGGAAGTTCGCATGATTGAGACTCCCCCAATGACCTCGACCTCTCCTTCGAAGGCGGCACCTGCCGTTCGATCTGAAAGGCCAGCAGCACAGCCGGCCGCGTCGGCCAATAGTTGGTGGGAGGCGCATAGGCCAAGAGGCGATTAGCCTTCTAAGCCTGGTCGCACAGCCAACATTCCCCAGTGATTGTGCGGACCGCGGTCCCAAGACTCCGCTCCAATAGGAATTGAAACTCTGCCCATCGGTTTGGCGCGCCTTGGCGCACCTGGCCGGCGGGCATCCTCGTCTGCCCGTCGGCCATCTTTCCTTGGAGATGGCGCATGGCAGCAGAGCAACCCGGCAGCAAGGCAGTGCCCATCGCGGGCGGAATGCTGGCGACCATGCTGGCGTTGCTGCTCGGGCTGGTACAGCCCTTTGAGGGCTACTCGGCCCAGCCCTACCGCGATGTAGTCGGCAAACTGACGGTTTGCTACGGCCATACGGCAAACGTCGAACAGCGCACCTACACCCGTGCCGAGTGCGAGCGCCTGCTCCAGTCGGACCTTGGTGTTGCCTGGAACACCGTGCAGAGCTGCATCAAGGTGCCGATGACGGACTACCAGGCAGCTGCCCTGACGTCGTTCGCATTCAACGTTGGCCCCGGCGGCGCTGGTGTCAAAGACGGCCTGTGTACCCTGCGCAACGGCCAGCAGCCGCGCATCCGCGTCTACGCCAACCAAGGTCGCTGGGATCTTGCATGTGCCCAGCTAAGCAACTGGGCCAACGCCGGCGGCCGGCCATACAAAGGACTTGAACGCCGCCGCACGGCTGAGCGCGCGATGTGCGAGGGCCGGTACTGATGATTCGCGCACTGATCGTAACGACCGCCCTGCTGCTGGTGCTCCTGCTGGTGGCCATTGCCGCGGCCCTTCTCTACCGCGGCAATGCCCTGGATGCGCAGGCTCGTGACGCCACGGCGCAGCAGCGTCTGACCACGCTTGAATCGCAGCTTGAAGACGAGCGCAGCGCTCGTGGCATCGAGCACACCCAGGCCAAGGCGATGGCCCAGATCGGAGACGAACATGAAAATGATCGGGAGGCGTCCGCGTCCGTCCCTGCTGCCGTTGTGGCTGACGTGCGTACTGGCGATCTCAGGCTGCGCAACGACCTCGCCACCTGCCACACCGCTCGCCTGTCCCAAGCCGTCTCTGGCGCCGTCGAACGTGATGCGAGCGCCCAACTACGAGCAGAGGTCGCGGGCGATCTTGTTCGAATCGGACGCGACGCCGACAACCACGTCCGGGCCTGCCAGCGCGCCATCGGTGTCCTCACCGGACAGCAACCTTCCGTCGAGGCCAACCCATGATCGTTGAAGTGCAGCCGCTCTACCTGGTGTGGTTCGCCGGCATCGGCATCACCCTGCTCGGCGGCCTGATCGCCGGCGGTCGCTGGCTGGTCAACCAACTGCAGCAACGCACTGATCAGCAGTTGGCCATCCTGATCAACGACAGCAAGCGCTGGCGCGAGGTTGAGAGCCACCTCACCGACTTCCGTCTGGAAGTTGCGAAGGAATACGTCCGCCGCGAGGACTATGCCCGCGGGCAGAGCGTCATCGAAGCAAAGCTCGATGCAGTGGCCTCGAAGATCACGAACATGCAAAGCAAGGGGAACACGCCGTGAGTCACGGAAATCAGGGCCCGGATCTGGGTAAGTTGCGCCGGGAGCAGCTGCGCTGGCTGATGCTGCTGGTGCTGGATCGCTCTCGCCCGTATCCGATCGGCGAAGCCGTCCTGGCCGGCGCCGCCCAGGACATGTATCCGGATGCCACCGCTTTGGAAGTGCGCAGGGAGCTGGATTACCTGGACACCCGCCGCTTGATCGACATCACCAAATCCCCTTCGGGGCCGTGGTCGGCTGAGCTGACGCGCCACGGTGTGGATATTGTCGAGTACAGCATCGACTGCGGGCCGGGCATCGCGCGCCCACCGAAGTACTGGTGATCCCATGCCTCCCGTGAGCAAGATCGACCTATTGCCGGCCGAGGTACGCGACGAGCTGGATCGGCGCCTGGTCGCCAATGCCTTCGGCGGCAGCATCTCGCTGTCCGAATGGCTCGGCGAGCAGGGCTACGAGATCAGCAAGACCACCGTCAACGAGCGGGCCAAGCGGCTCAAGCGCCGCCTGGCCTCGATCAGTGCTAGCACCGAGGCAATGAAGCTGGTGGCCGAGCAGTCGCCGGATAATGCCGCCGAGCGCGGCAGTGCACTGCTGGGCCTACTGCAGACCGACCTGTTCGAAGCGCTGCTGCAGTTCCAGGAGGCGGCCGACCAGGATGATGAAAGCATTTCCCCAGCCGATCGCATTGCGCTGTACAGCAAGGCGGCCAAGGCCATTGCTGAACTGACCCGCTCTTCCATCGTGCGCGAGAAATGGGCCGGCGAGATCCGCCAGAAGGCGCTGGTCGACGCGGCCAGCCGGGTCGAGGAGGCTGCACGGGCCAAGGGCCTGGACGCCGAGGGCGTGGAGTTCTGGCGCAACAAAGTGCTGCATGGAGTCGGCTAAGTGAGTGCACTGGGTCCCCTGCCGGATACCGAGCGCGTCCTGGACTGGGAGGAGCTGCCCGAGAGCGTGCGCTCGATCTCGGCCAACTTTGACCCGAGCAAGGCCGGTGTGCTGATGGCCCACCAGTCCGAATGGATCCGGATGCAGGAAGGGCTGGATATCGCGGTCTGCGAGAAGGGGCGTCGTACCGGCATCACCTTCGCTCAGGCGTTGAGCGACACCATCACCGCAGCCTCTGCCAAGGACGCCGGCGGCGACAACGTGTGGTACATGGCCGACACCAAGGAAAAGGGTCTGGAGTTCATCGGCTACGTGGCCAAGTTCGCGCCGATTATTGCCCAGGGCCAGGCGTCAAGGATTGAGCAGCACATCTTCCAGGACCAGCAGCCCGATGGCACCAGTCGGCAGATCCAGGCGTTCCGGGTTCGCTTCGCCAGTGGTTTCCGTATCACGGCACTGTCCTCGCGCCCGGAGAACATCCACGGCCTGCAGGGCGTGGTCGACCTGGACGAAGCGGCGCTGCACAAGGACGTAGCCAAGGTGCTCGAGTCGGCCACCGCCCTGCTGATCTGGGGCGGCCGCATCCGCGTGTGGTCCACCCACCGCGGCAAGAAGAACCCGTTCAATCAGCTGGTGCAGGACGTCCAGGCCGGCCGCTACGGCAAGAAGGCCGGGGTCATCCGCATCAGCTTCGATGATGCTGTATCCAATGGCCTGTACGAGCGGGTCTGCGCCATGCGTGGCAAGGTGGCCACCGCCGAGGGCAAGAAGGAGTGGTACACCGCCATCCGCTCGGCCTACGGCCCGCGCAAGGCCGCCATGCGCGAGGAGCTGGACGTCATCCCGCGCGATGGCGATGGCTCAGCCATCCCTTCGGTCTGGATCGATCGGGCCATGCCCGAGGTCCGGCCCGTGCTGCGCCTGGTCTTCGATGATGACTTCCCCAAGCGCTCTGAGAAGGAGCGCGAGATCTGGTGCTCGGTCTGGATTGCTACCACGTTGCTGCCCGTGCTCCGTGCTGCGGTGGCCGGGTTCACCGGGCGCTGGGCGATCGGCATGGACTTCGCGCGCCACCGTCACTTCTCGGTCATCAAGCCTGCCAAGGTCGGGCAGGATCTGCGCCGCGACGTGCCGTTCCTGATCGAGATGGCCAACGCGCCCACCCGCCAGCAGGAGCAGATCCTGTGGGCGCTGCTGGACGCGCTGAAGGAAGGATTCCCTGGTCGCTGGTCATTTGCCGGCGATGCCACTGGCCCCGGCCAGACCTTGATGGAGTACACCGGCGACCGCTACGGCCGGGCTGAGCTCGATACCGAGACGGGCCGCTACGTCGGTGGCCCAATCCACGAGGTCACCCTGTCGCGCCCCTGGTACGGCGAATGGATGCCCAAGTACATCGCGCTGTTCGAAGACGGCTTCCTCAGCCTACCCAGGGACGCGTCCCTGGAAGACGACCACCGCGCAGTGGAGTACGTCGACGGCATCCCGATGGTGCCGCGTCTGGAGCGAAAGGACCTGCAGGATCCGGAGCTGGTGCGCCACGGCGACGGCGCGATCGCCGGCGTGCTGATGCA